TTAGCTTTTATAGGTTCTTTTGCAAATAAAAATACATGTGCACCACCACTCTTTGACCTACACATAACAAGTGGTAGTTTTAATTCTCTTATTTTTCTAATTATTTTTTTATGATCTAATGGATATGTATCTATATCTATGCAACCCCATATACATGTAGAATCATCACGTATTGGTATGATACCAAGGCTAGGGTCCTTGCCCTCTATGTGGTCTATCCATAGTTGATCTGTTACAGGCTTCTTTAATATGTAAGCTTTGCCACCAGCTTTTCCATTAACTGACTCACCATCACTCTTGTATTGCCCGTAAGCACGGTCCAACCCATAGAAGATACTCTTAAATTTCTTTACACTTTCGTCCATTCATATCCATTATGTAAGGGGCGGTTGCCCGCCCCATGTTATTAGAATGGTACTTTTTGTTCAGTGTTAGAAGATTCTTCTTCGTACT